TCGCCTTTCTTTCTCATACGTTCACCAGAACCTTGTTTGATTCTTTCTCTCTTCTTGTGAATATTAGCCCATAGACTTTCTTTCTTCGCCATCTTCGTCAGAGTTGCATAGTAGATTGCCTCTCCTTCTTCTTTTCCATAACGGTCAATAAAGTCTTTCTTTGGAACTTCTTTCTCTAAATCTTTTAGTTTATTTTTCTCTGCACCAGTAAGTTTTCTCTCATCTACTGATTCATCTTTCTTTCTGTCTTTTGCTTGTTTATCTGCAATCTGCATCTTCGCAAGAGTTTCTTGGTCTTTTGCAATCTTTGCCTGAAGAGTTGCCATTCTCTTCTTAACTTCTAAATCTTTTAGTTTCTCTCTGTCTACCATCACATCAGATTGTGCTTTTTCTTTGTCTTGTTCTTTTAGAGGTTTCATACCAAGTTTAACTCTTAATACATTTAACTTCTTGATAATCTCCTTTTGTTTTGGAGAACCAGGCATTGCCTTCATCGCCTTGGTGGTAAGACTTAACATTTGTGCTTGGTCACTTTCACCATACATCTGTTTGAACTTTTTGGTGTACTGAGATGGTTTAGTCTTTGCACTATCGCCAGGCGCTGGTTTTCTTGAATCACCTTTTGCAAAATGTCTTGCACGAGCCTTCTTGGTTGCAAGAGACATTTCTTTACCTTGAGCACCTTTTGAATAATACTTTGCTGGTTGAGTACCTTTCATATCCCCAACCTCACCTTTTGCTTGTTTTGTCTTGGTAATCTTCTTCGGTTCTTCTTCTAGGTCATGTAACCAAACTCTTTGCATATCTTCAAACACAACATAGTTTGTACCTTTTCTAATAATTGTACCTTCTTCACCTAGTTTTGTTCTGACAACATCACCTACGTTCCAAACCTCACCACGAATATATGCATCTCTCATGATTTCTTCGTCTGTCCAGTTCTGTTCGTTGACATTCATTTCCTTACGAATATCGTCAAACAATTTCTTTCCATCTCTAAATCCTCTGGGAAGTCCTTGTTTAAAAGAATCAAAGTCATTTGCGACTGCAGCTGCTCTCATCTTGGATGCAGACATACCTTCAACTCCCTCTGCATCTGGGTCACGGTCACCAGCAGAAACTACAGTGATAGAACTAAATTCGTAGAAACCATGTCTACCTTCTACTCCATCATACTTTTTAAGAAGTGAGTCAAACTCTTTTACTCTATCAGAACCAACAACCATTACAATATCTGTGTAACCTTGGTCATATAAAAGAGTTGCAATTTCAAACACATTTCGTGCTTTACTTGTCATGATGTTCTTCGCAAAACGAGGGAACATCTTTTTCATGTATGCGATTTTTCTTGCGTGGGGAAGTGGATTCTTCTTTGCGTCTTGGGAATGAGATGGGAATACCATAATATTCCTATCTTGACCAGAAAGAGCCTTAATTAGTTTTTCATGTCCAGTTGTAGGTGGATTGAAACGACCAAAAGTAAATGCGACAGTTTTCTTCGCTTCTTGTAATTCGTTTAAAGTTTTCATTTATCCCATGCCTTTATTGCAGTAAAGTTATTAAAACTAAATTCCATTCTATCAACTAACTTCACAGCATCACCAGATATTCTATCAATTGCAACATATCCCTCTGGGTTCGTCACTTTAAATCCATTTGCAGTCTTGATAAAAGTATCGGTTAAACCTTTAACACTATTTAGTTTCTTTACTATTTCCATCTTTGCGTTTACTAGATGCATTTGAAACGCAATAACTTGTTCTAAATTTCTTAATCCTTTTTTAAACTCTCTAACATATTCTGTTTTCTTTTTCTCTAATTCTTGTTTAGATTTATCAGTTTTGAGTTTATCAATCTCTTTTTGAAAATGGTTTTCTACATGAGTGATATAACCATTTGCGTGTGCTCTTGGGTCTTTTATGTTTTGACCAGCACGAACTTTTGTATTGTTATATGTTTTTAGACTTGCACCAACTAGTTTTCCAGTAAGTGATTCTTGTAACCTTAAAAACTTACTTAATAGTTGTGAATTAATTCTTTGAAATGTTTTACCAGTATTTGATAAATGACCAGTAACAACAGCAGTTTCTGCTGATGTCATAGTTGCCTTACCAGATACATCTTTATAAGTTGCATCATCCATCCACACTGATTTTGTTTTTGTAAGACCAGCAATATTTGCACCAAATGATGCAGTCATATCTTGAAGTGTAGAACCAGTGTATGTAGTGTGCCATACGACACCAATCTTAGATGCGTTCATAGTTTTACCTAAATCACTATCAACTGGAACTGCATATACAATTGTGTTTGGTTGGAAAGTATAATATGATGTTCCATCAATCTTTTCTGTTGATAGGTCTGTGTACATCAAGTCACCTTGAAGAACTCCCTTGATACCAAGTTTTGAGAACTCTGCAAGTGCAACCTTAAACTTTGCATTTAGGTCACCAGATAAATCTGCATCAATCTCTGCGTTTGTTTTATATAATTTAGGACTAACATTGAATACTGATTTCTTTGCAACAAAGAACTTATCATCACTTGGGTCAACACCAGCAAAGATTGCAGGCGCACCATCCCACTTGACTGTCATACTTACAGAAGACCTTGCACTACCAGCAAGCATATCTCTTAGAGAACGAACAAAGTTGATTGCAGCTCTACCACCAGGCACACCAAAGTTTAAGATTTCATCTTCAATGTGTTCTAAGTGTAGGTTCTTACCTTCTTTACCTTCTAATAAACTAATCATGATACTTTAAATCCACTAGTTGTGATGTACAAACTCTTTCCAGACCAACCACCAGCAGCTCTTGTTCTCAAAGTAATTGGTGCAGAAATAACTTTACCTAAAGGTCTATAACCAAATGCAAGAGCAAAACTTTGTGAAGTTCCATCATATGTAACTCTAATTCTTGTTAGGTCTGTAGATTTCTTTGTAAAGAAGATTTGTCTTTGTTCTTCGTCAGAGGATACATCTGTAATTCTAGAACCAGTTTCACTACCAATTAATAATTTGTAAGGACAAGGTGTTGCATCTGGGTCATCATATGTATAATATCCCACTGTATTTAAGAGATACATCATATTCCTTGAATCTGATATGTAAGTAGAAAATGCAGATATCAAATTATTTCTAAACTTATAATAAAAATCATCTGCATAGAATTTTAATTTATCTTTTTGAAATGCACGAGCAAGAGTTGCAAATGCTCTCTTTGAAGAACTTTCACTGAATCTTTCACCAGAGATACTAAATGCAGTTATTGCTTTATGTGCAGTTGGAGTTGTGACATCAATAGTTGAAGCTGCATCATTCCATGCATTATCAATCATTTTTTCAATATTTTGTAATTGTTTTCTGTCTGCAAGTTTAGAATAAAACGCAGTCATGTTTGTATTAATTTTTGGTGTTGCGTCTGTACCAGATGCAATCTTATTAGAGTAACCAACATAATTACCATCAGATAATTTGATAATAACATCAGATGGATTCTTTGCACCAACTCCATCTGGTTTACCTCTTGGCACCCAAAAAACTTTATCAATTGTACCAGACAAATCAGATTTAACTGCAAGTGAATTTTGATATCCGATTTCAATATCTCTATCAGCAGTTTCGTCTTTATCTATTAGTGCAACAAGGTCTTCATATGTAACATCTGTACCCTCACCATTTAGAACACCAGTTTTGCCTGTCTTTCCACCAATCTCTGATTGGAAAGTTTTTGGGTCTGTGTAGTCTGTATGAAGAAGAAAATATACTGTTAAAAACTCATTTACATTTGATGATGCAGTTGAGTCTTTTCTGGTTCTTTGACCAAAGTGTGCTTTTACTTTTGATTTTGTAGTGATAACATAATAATTAGTATCTTCATCATTTACGTTAACTTGGAAATGATACTTACCACCATAATCTTTGATTAGTTCACCAGAGCCAGAATCAACATTCTTGTACTTTATTGTGCCGTCACCAACTGACGGTCTAATATCATCTTCTGGTATATCAAGAACATAAAACGGATTAAATGTTCCTCTACTTTGATAATCTGGAGATACAGTTAATTCTCTCAGATATTTTTTAAAACCTTCCATTGTCCAAAAACCCCATCTATAATAATAGTATTATTTATGTGTTAGGAAATTTGGAAACCCAAAGTCACCAAACGGTTTGTTTGTATTCAGAACAACTGCTTGTTTCTCTGCGTCCTCTTCAAAGTTATATACTTTAATGATGCGTCTAGAGGGAAGA